GTCGAAAGTGTAGATCTTGATGCGTCGATACTTTTGCTTCCCCGGGTAATCTAAAACCGGGGTACCATTTCTTGCTATTTGTGTTGGCCGATCTTCCAAGTTAAGGAAGTCAGCCAGGCACGTTGCCTCAGAGAGAGTTTTCTTCTTCTCTAAGACATAACAAGAATAAAACGGGAATACCCAATCGCCTGCCGAAGGTTTCAAATCCTTCTTGGGCTGCCAGGTATAAGTCTCAAAAGTATAACCGCCCCAACCACCCGATTTTCTTGGGTCAGAAGGGACCTGTCTTCGATGAGGACAGGCACGCCAAGGGCCAATTAAATGGCCATCTCCGTACTTATCGGGACCGTAAAGCAAAACGGCCTTGTCAAATAACGGAGGGATCATAGCTGCGATTTCGGTGTCGCCCTTCCTTACAAAGAAATTATGCATTGTAAAGAGGGATTCACCGCTCAATCTATCTTTTAAATAGAAAGGACGAATCAAGATACCCGAATAATAGTCTTTCCCGCAAGATTCACGGAAAGGTCCAGTTACGAACGACTTCTTCGTATTAACTACGAAGCCACATGCATTAAGCACGCGGACGAGTAGAGGGGCATTCGCGGATGGTAATATAATATCATCACCATACACGGAAACCCATTCTTGATCGTTTTTGTTCGTACAAGCGCTCGTCAAAGCCCAAAAAATAAGGGTCTCAAGAGGGAATGTGAAACCGTTCCCCATCGACGAAAACTTCTGGAGCTTCACTGGCACCCCCTCAATCTCTATTGTACCTGTTCGGTACTTAGACAAAAAAAGGAACCAGTCGATAGGAAGCAGATGAGCAATGAGCTCATAGGCAATCGTATCAGAAGCACTACTGAGGTCAAGCGTTGCTAAAGCGCCTGTAATACTACCGATCCGTGCCAGATCTTGATTTCTGGTTTGATCAGCAATATTAATCCCCACTCGCCTCAACCTATCGGCCATGTATTCGCCGATGCCTAACTGGACAAACGTGTTCAGCATAGGCTCGACAGCTACCGATCGAAAAGTCTTGGCGTTCTTCGGGACAAAGGCTAGTCTGCCGTCGTGTATTACGACATTAGACATGACCGACTCGGGATCTCCCTCACGGAAAACCCAGGCCGGTATCTGGTCAAGTACGTCACTGACGTACGGAGCCAGATCCTCACTACAACAAAAAGGCTCGGCAAGCTTACGCTTGGCGTTCGCCTTTCCACGTTTTATCTGCGTGGTAGCACCAGGCCCGAATCTGAATCTCAAACTTGCGAGATCAGGGACCTCACCTAGAAGGTTGGAGATTTTTCGCTGAGCACAGTACAATACTGACTCAACGTCACGGTCGAACATAAAACGACCGCGAGTCCAAAGCTTCAAGATGTGGTTTGTCTCTAAGCAGAGAGATTCGGCAGCGTTGAATGTAGCACGTGCAGCTTGTTCTTTATCAATGCCAATGTCGAGGTCAGCGCGCTTAGAAAACAGAGCGCAGACCTGTCTTACGACACTTGCATCGGAACAGGTTGTCCGTGTGTAATCAACACTATAGTCACAAATAGCAGAATAAGCACGACTAGTAAGAAACCTAGAAATGCACTGCCTGAGCTCTTCGTTTTCGATTTGCTCTGTGAGCCTGAGTCCAACCGTGAGGGCAAACTCGTTTGTCTCTTCGGTCGTACAGTTTTGACCCCAGCTTGCAAGATGCATAATAGCTCCTTTAATGAGGATAAAATGGGGATGAGTTTAATGAAGAACCTGGCCATAACGGCACCCTTTACGGGCAATTCGCCTAGGTAGGCGAAATCAGGGAATCAAAAAGCTCAGCCGCTGGGCCGGACGTGACGGGAGCAACGGAAGTCCAAATTGACCGGACAATGTTGCTCGACATCTGACGTACGGACCGACGGCCCGCTTGGTCGGAGCGCGGCGAGAAGAAACCAGTTACTAACATGGTGTTCTCATACGCGACCTTAGGAGCGGCTGTATAACCGGCCGAGTTAGCACCGGACACGGATTCCATCACTGGAACCACTGTTCGCACTTCCGTTTTGTAAATGCCAGACTTCAGTTTTTCAACCGTCGCCGTGACATAAACTTGGGCTTCAACGGGAACAGTCGTCAAAGCCTCACGCCACAAAGCCGTCACTTTCCCACCCTCGCGGGTGACAGAGATCGGGTTAAGGGTATGCAAAACGGGAGTAGCAGCGCCGTCGTAGACGGCTATGTCAGCAATATTTGACATTTGTATTTCCTATCAATGTTTCTCTTTGGAGGATTCCGCCGAGACTAAGACTTAAAACTTTTCTTTTTTAAGGCCGGTCAACAGTGCCAAACCATTGGCAGCATGTCGCCAAGAAGCAATACGATTTAACGGCTTGCATTCCGGTAATGGAACGGACAAAGACGACAGTACAACACGATTTACATACCATCCTTGTAGATGGAAGTCTTTCGCGTTTTGCGTACTGTGTATTTGCCAATCCGGTCCCGGAAACGCAGGCCCATCGGCTTGCCACTGTTCGAATGACGTTTGTATATACGTGCCTGAGCCTAGTGCTGAAGCGAGTCCACGAGCGGCGAGATAATTGCCTATCGGGATAGCCCAGTCTATAACAAAGGACCATGGGACAAGTTCCCATGCAACAGCAGCGGGATCCATTATCCCAGAAAGTCGCGCAACCCTTGAAGGATCTTCT